GAGTGTTTCTGCTGGGTGGGAGACCAGCATTCCGATAATGTCAATGTTTATTCCTATTCGCCCATTTTCTACGTAACACTCGGCAAAAAACGGGTCATCTGGGTCTGTCTGAACGATGCTTATTGACCCGATATCGTTTGTCATTTCTGGAGATTGTCGACGCTGCCTAATTATCTGCATCATCGTTCCAACTTCGTAACTTTGTGCCTTTGAGTGCGCAAGCATTGCCATCGATAAAAACGTTTGTGCTTTTTCGTCATCTGGGAAAACGTCTTTTGGTGGTGTGCCGTTTTGAATCGCTGAAATTATTTTTTCTACACCCTCATCCCCATATTTTTCACTAATTTTTTTTAATTCTTTATCAGAAATTCCTTCGATTTTTCCCGCGTATATGGCCTGCTGAACGCTCTCAGCCGCAATCAAGGCGAGATTCCTTCTGTGTTGCAGCATCGCCATTTCTGGATTGTCGTGAAAGTTTTCCCCGTAATAATTACGCAGGTCGATATTCCATCCTTCTTCTCGCAACTTATGCAAAGCAAGTGCGGTGCCGCGTTGAACAGATGCTGGGTCAGACTCATCTACTTCAATCCCAAGTGAACGAATTATTTCCAGCGCATCGCGTTGTTGCCTGCGTATTTCGTCTTTCATTTTTTCTCTTTGCGCAGCAGTTTTGGCAAGTTCATTTATTTCCGCGCTGGAAAGTTCTGGATATGCTTTGCGTAAAGCCGTTTTGAACTTTTCTTCGTATGTATCTGGGTCAACTATTTCGCCAGTGCCCCTCCCTATAGTTGCGAGTTCCTCTTCCGCTACTGCCAATTCGCGCGATGCTCTTCTTGCCTCTCCTGCGACACTCTCTGCCTCCAGCGTCTCTCTGGATATTGGCCTTCCGTCTGGACCAAGCAAGGTTGGTGTGCCAGTTGAACGTAGGGAGGTGCGCTCCCTTAATGTTCCCTTGCTATCTCTGCTAAATGGTGTCGCCGCATCAATTTTTCGAATTGAATCTTGCAATTTAAAACCAAATCTCTGAGCAAGACCCACCATTGCCCTTGCTACAAGTGGCGAAAAATCAAAACAATTACTTCCGACTTCATCAGTGAATTGGTTTGCTGCTGGAACCCCTGGGGGGCATCTGAATTTTCCGTCGGCATCAACAACTATTCCTATCGCCCTTGCCGCAGCCTGGCCTATGTTCCCAGCAGACTGTCCTATGGTTCGCCCAAGGCTTTTTGCCTCGATGGCACCAGTTCTTTTATTTTTGTTTGCCGAAACAACTCTTACTGATACTTTATTTCTTTGTTCTGCCATTGCCCTTCTGGCAACTTCGACCATATTTTTTGGTGCAATTTTTTTTCTTGGGTCAAGCCAACCCATGTTCGCAACGTCGCCCATTTGCCCATTTTGGTTTATCTTTCGTGGCCTAATTTCAAAATACTGCCCTGGCTTGGCTTTTGCATCTGGGTCGAAAATTCCAGTTCCCATTCGCATGAATTTTGATTTTGCTTTTTTGCGCTTTTCCTTGTTATCTGCAGATGGGTCACTTGCAGAACGGCCAAGAGATTTGACCGAAATATCTGGAGAAAATGGATAAGCAACCACCTGTTTTTGGGCGTTGATGAACCTACTGATTCTCTCCTGCGGCGTCTCTTTTGCCTGCGGGAACAGTCGAGCGCTACTTAGTATGCGCGTAACTACGACTTTACGTTCCTGCATGGCAGGCGCCTTTTTCTAGAATCGGGTTACGATTCTTGGGTTTTGTCTTGTTCAACCTCTGCATTGAGCAACTCGAATTCAAGCAATTGTGACATGAACTCTGGGTCAACCGCACCTGCATCAGCCTTAGTGCTAACTGTGTCGTCAGACTTGCCACCAGCAACCCAGTTGGCTGGAATCATGGACTCTGCGCCAAGTGCTTTTGCACGCTTGATGATGTGGCGCTTTGCGGCGCTCTTGTCCTTGGCGCGACCGAAAGCCTGAATTGCATTCGAAAGGTCTTCGCGGTTGGAGATTGGATACGAGCCGTCTGGAAGGGCAGAGCCCTCTTCGGCCATTCTTTCTCTTTGCTCTGGCGTAAATGCGCGCTTCAATGCGATTTCTGCGGCCTCTGCCTCGATGTCCTGCGCATCCTCTTCTTCGTACTTGTCGTAACCAAGAACTTCTCCATCAAGAGAAACGAACACATCGTATGACTTACCGTCAATTCCATCGATTTCGACCGCGTAAGCATCGAATCCTTCAAACACGTCTGGCTCTACGGCCACAACATTGCCCTCAATTGACTTAACGGCAATTTCTGCGGCATCGTTGAAATCAATCAACATCATGTCGTCAACGAGCGACTTTTGCTCAAAGGCATTGCCATCAAGTTTGTGCCAGCCGAGAACTTCGGCGCTTGTCCCATCAACAAACACCTCAACGGCGCGGCCGTCTTTTGCCTCGACATCAATGACGAACATGTCGGCTTCAGCAGAGTATCCAGAATCAAGGATTTTGCCATCGAACATGTCCTCTGCAAGACCCTCGACGTGAAGCAGGCCAGGCATGCCCTTTTCAGACATGCAGCCACCCACGCAGTCATCGCAGACAGACTGTCCGCCTGGGTACACCTTGCGGTCAATAGCGCAGAGGTATCCACGGGCGCCGACATCGGCAGCCTTGTAGCCCATGCTTCTTAGGCGTCTTGTCTTCATTGCCTCAAGACCCTCGTCCTCATCGTCTTCTTCATCCTGCATGGCGACATCATCCTCGTCATCCATGTCCTCGTCGTCCATGTCCTCGTCGTCGTCCATGTCCTCGTCGTCCATGTCCTCGTCGTCTTCCATGTCGTCGGCCTTCATCTTCATGGGCTTTTTCTTCCAGCCCTTCTCCATATCGTCGGCGCTCTCCTCGGCGTCAACCATTTCTTCTTGGTCGCCCATTTCCTGCTCGTCGGCCATCTTCATTTGCACAGGCATTGCGCCACACTTTGCGCAAACCTTTGCTCCTGGGGTATATCCGCAACCTTCTGTTGCGCCCTTGGCACATTTGAGTACGGAGCCATCAGTATCCAACTTGACAACCGCGTTCTTGTCGTAATCCATTGTTCTGGCTCCTTACGTTTTGCAAGACGACAATACCATAGGTATCTGTCTCGCGTTGCATTTCTTGAAATTCGTTTTCACAAATTATACTTCACATCTTTATTGGCGATTGAAATCTCCATCAAATCACTTGTCATCTGCCGCAGATGAAGTTTTATCAATAAACGTTGACATAGCCGCCTTCGACAGCATTTCAAGTAGTTCTGCAAAAATTTCACCACGACTTCCAACAGAACCACGCTTACCAGCAGTCTTCTGCCTATCGATAACCGCCATCACTGCATCAAGTATTTTGTCTGCTTCATCTGCGGTTATTTTGATTGAACCAACATTTGTTCTTCTTGAGTTGGGAGTGAATGCGCCAGCCTCGTATTTTTTAATCTTCTCCTGAAGCAAGTTCAGTCCATCCCTTGTCAGGTCGTTATCCGCTTCTCTTATTTCCTTACCAAGAGAGTCGCCTATCTTCTTCCACCAAGTTGACTCATTCGTTACTTCTGTTCTTGGTTGCTTGCCAGATGAACGAAGTCCGCCATTTGACTTTCTTCTCCTATGTGAAGACTGAAATTTTCTGGCCATGCTGAAAGATGCTGGGGATTCGTAATCTTCCTCAAAATCCGAGAATGCCCTAGACGCATCAAACATTCCTTCGTTTTCATAGTCCGCGCCATCTGCCGCGTCCTCGTCGTCCTCAGCATCAAATTGCCTGGCTCTTCTTGCTCGACGCGAAAGACTCTCTTGCATATCGGCGTCTGCGTCGAGTTCTTCTTCCCTGTCAAGTCGCTCTCTCCACGTATCGCCAATTGAAGAACTCAGGACCTGAACTGCTTCAAGAATTTGTCTTTCCTGTTTATTGAGTTTTCTTTCTTTTCTTGTTATGTCGCCATCTTCCGTATCCATCGTTGTGGAAAGCGAAATGAGTCCCTCCTCAAGAACTTCTTGTGCATTTTTAAGAGTTTCTTCAGTTTCGTTGCCATCTTCGTCTGTTATTGCATTTTTAAAATTGTCAACCAAATCATCATAGGCAGAGGCAAATCCTGGTGAAAGTTTTTCGCGGTTTCTGCCTACGTACGCGCCAACGACGCTGTTAAATTTGGAAAAAGTCGGACTATCTGATTCTTCGTTTTTAGGTTTTTCCGCTAACGGTTTTTTCTTTGGAGTTTCTGGTTTTTCGATTTGTGGTTTTGAAACCTCTGGTTTTGGTGAGGTTCTTGCTCTTTCTTGTCTTTCACTTCTATCCGACTCTTTCATAAACTTATCGAAAGCCGAGTCAGTTATTCTTCTAACAGTTTTCTGCCATCTAAATGGGCGCTGCTTTCCAGCGAGGTCAAGCAAAGAATCTTCGTTTTCGCCAATCCAATTAACTTGCTCATCTCCAGACATGCTTTCCCAATTTTTGGGCAAAAGTCCAGCCTCTATAAACTCGCTTACATCAAGTTTTTTGGTTATTGAATTTTCTTTTATTGTGGGAAGTTTTTGGTCAGTTCCCACGATTACTGTTCTGCCCTTGGTTACTTTTCCTGCAGTTGCAGATTGCTCTCCTGCTCGAGGACCTTTTTTATTTACTCTTCTGTACTTTCCAGTTTTTACAATTTCGTCAAGGACTTCAAAAGGGCTGGTTCCTTTTTGACCAGGCTTCAGTGCTCCACTTTCGGCAAACTTTTCGCGCAATCTTTCAAATTCGGACTTGAATTGCTCAAGTTGTTCTGGGGTTACGTCGGGGTTTATTAGTTCCCTGTCCCTAACACCTTTTTTGAAACCTTTTGCGACTATCGCAACAATGTTTTCATCGGATATTTGGTTTTTGCTAATCAAGTCATCAAACATCTCGGTAATTTTTTTATTCATCGCCCGACCAATCAGGACGTCAATGCTTTCGGATACCTTCTTGGGTCCTCGCCATTTTGGATTTGGGGTGTAGTTTTTTTCTGGACCCTCAGAACGAAGTCCTCGCCGAGGAATATTTGTGGAAGGCGCAAAACGTGTTGGGTCTGGCTGCTCCATCCAGGTTCCATCAAAAATAAGGCCGTCGCCGTCAACGTCACGCCTAGTTCTTGGGTCTAAAACCCCTTCTATTCTGGCTAGCGCGGCCCTGCCGCGCCTACCTTTTCCCCCGCCACCGATACCTCTACCAATTCGGCCAAGCAATGACTTGGTTGCGTTTTCCACCGCCTCGTATGCATCTCCAGTCAGCGGAGATGCAATCACAATTCCATCTTCCGTAACATACGACTCAATTCTGTGGTAATCAAACACTGGGTCGAGAGCCTGCTTTGTTTCAAAGGCGAGTTCTGGCGGACACTGAATCAAGAGGTCAGTCTTTTGCGACTGGTGTTGATTAATGATGTTTTGCAGGGAGCCAACGATTCCAGAAAGTTGCGCAACAACATCATTGGAATCCGTTGCTGACTTTGCGCCGTTAATTGCATCTTCCATTTCTTCTGCAAGTGACTTTTCGCTGTCGAGGTCAAAGAATCCGCTCGCAACTTCGCTCCCATATTTGACTGGCACTATTGGCGCATTTGAAGATGGCTTTTGCTGGACATTTGGGAAATTTGGAATTCTTTCTGGCTTTGGACCAGGCTTTGGCTGGCCAACAACTGGTTGCATAACCATTGCCGCACCGAGTTTTTCTGGCTTTCCGAACATGAACTGTTCGCCGTCAAAGTAATAGCCAAGTCTGAACATTCCTTTGCCAGCCTTGAGGAATACAACTGAACTTTCATTTGCCTTCATGACCTTGACTGGTCCACCAGTTCGCGAAGTCAACTCTCTTTCCAGCGCAGCAATTCTGTCGCTATCTGCTGGTTGTGCAACTCCTTGTGCAAATGGGTCGCTTGGGCCTTTTGGTTTTTCCGCAACTGCAACCATTCCAGTTGGCATACCCATACCCATGTGCATGCCGTGCATTTTCTCTTCGTCACTCTTTACGGAAATAGTTCCAGTTAGTTGGTTGGCACCGTGAAGAACAGGGCTCAACTCGTACAACTCGACCTCTCTCAGGATGTTTGCTTGCTTGGAGTTGTCGTATATTGCGTCGAGTGTCTTGTAGCCAATTGACCACTCTTGCTCTTCTCCAAAAAATGCGACATTTGCAAATGCCTCACGGCCTTTTTCTGAATTAAGATTAAACTGCACTTTTGCGTAAAGTCCACCAATACCAGCCATCTTCATCTTTTGTGGAAGTCTTTGGTCATTCGGTGGGACTTCATAGATTTCAATTACTTTGCCGATTGGGTCATTCCAGTTATGGCCCCAAACAACTCTTGGCTTTCGGCGCATAAGGCTCTTGGCAAACGCCCCAGAAATAACAATGTCACCAACGGAGTCCTTGTTGCCAATACCAGCGACGAAACACTCGACTATTCCTTGCGCCTGGTCAATATTGAATTGTCCAGAGTTGGCTTTAAATTGAATGTCTTGCATCAAAAATCCTTTTTGCCCTAGCCATAATAAACGACAGACAAAGGCACTCGTTGGAAGTATTGCATATCAATTTCTGTAATTGTGCAGCAAATACAGAAACTAATTAGCAAACATCCATGCCCTGCGTGCCTCGTTCGCTGAAATCTCGCCGACAGTCTTTGCAAGCAGATTGGAGAAAATAGCGACGCAACTTGACCTAAACACAATATTTCGTTGATTTTCGTCTTTCACACCAAGGCTTGAGACATAGGCAGAATTGAGTGCGCTGTACGTCAAGTCGTTGATGTTCTTAAATCTCTGCATCTGGGCATCTAACTGCGCGATTACATCATGTTGATTAAGCGACTTTTCCGAATAATCAACTCCATCAGAGATGATGGTTGACAGGACTGGACGCAAATCTTCGTCAAATTGCCTGTTCCATATGTCTGTGTTGAATATTGTGTCTATCGCAAGGCTGCCATTTGAGAGCGACTTCTTGGCCTTAACTCCGCCCATTTTTTCAAGGGTCACGCGTTGCTGACGCTCGACCGTTCTTTCCAGCGCTCGGCCAAGAATTGCCGACCATCGTTGGAGTGAAACGCTGTCCTCTTTTGTTTCGATAAGTCCAAACGCCTCTGCAGAAAGTTGCTGTGCTGGTGGCATTGCAGTATTTTGCATTCCAGCGTCCATCGGCGCCGCTGCATCTGGCGGCAACTGACCACCAGGCGCGACGCCCTGTGCGGCAAGTGAACCAGCCATTGTGTTGGGGTCGAGCGGACTTGCAACATTGCCCTGCTCATCAACCATCGGTGGTGCGCCTTCTCCTGGCATGCCAGGCACCCCAGGGGGCATGCCAGGTGCGCCAGGTGGCATTCCTGGAACTCCAGGCATTCCAGCCTGTGGCTGCTGTTCCATTTCTTTTTCAGTGTTGGCGATTGGCGTGAGGTTGGGGTTCATCAAAAGAGAATCAGCAAGGTCGCTCTTTACTTTCTTGCGGCTTGTTGCTTCCCTGTATTCGTTTGTGCTGATGAGACCCATCTGAACTTCTTCCATGAAGTAACGAGAGCGCTCCTGTTTGTACAAAATCAAAATTGGAACACTTGATACGTCGAAGTCAACGTAATTAACTTCGTCTAAGTCATCAAAGCCGCGAGCAAGAAGGTCAAGGTGCGGAAGCATTGTTTCATTCCAGAAAACTCGGTGTTCTTCTGCGGCATTACTGAATGTCCTTCCAGATGCATTTCCAATCACTGATTCTGGAACGCCGAACGCGGCAAGAATTTCTTCTTTTTGTATTTGTCGCATTTGGACATACGCAGCATCTCTTGGGTTTGCCGATGTGTCGACATAGTCAACGCCTTCATCTGAAGAAATTACGGTTGTGTGCCCAGCGCGGCCTATATTGCCCCTGAATCTATTGCGCAATTCATCTTTGTCATCGTCGTCTATTTCTCCCTTTACGACGAGAATCCCACCAGGTCGACCATCGTTGATGAGGTAGTTCCTGTTGTACACCTTTGCCAAGTTCTCTATCTCTATGGCGACACCAG